GCTACGGCTGCTGAGGACCCCAAAGAACCCGATAGAGCCAGTGTTGTACCGGGTAGGTTGATGTGGGAAACAAGAGCCAGGTTCCCTGGATTCTCCATTCCAGTGAATCCTGCGAATATGGAAACGACCACAGAAGTCGTGTCCCACATATATGAAACGTTTCCTAGTTCTGTCCAAGTGCTTCCATCAGGAGAAACATCGAAATGGAATAGAACAGAATCGTTTCGTACTCTCCAATAAGCATGTGCTGTTGGATCATAGGTAGGCATGTTGGAAGCAATATTCACTACACTGCTGTCGTTCACACCATACGCACTGAAGGTACCCTGTGGTCCAACAGACATGGTTACATAATTATTGTTGTTTGCCTTGATGATAAGAGCCGTCTGTGTTCCGCCGTTTCCGGCAGGAGCAGGCACAATCTTGGCAAAGAAAGAATCATTGGTTATGTCATAAAGAGCAGCACCAAGATAACTAGGTGTAGAAGTAGCTTCAATATAAGGAAGACCTGTTACTACATCTATTCCATAGTTTCCACTGTTGGTATTCCATTGTGGATTTAGGAGTTCAGTACCTCCACCATAACTACCGCTTCCATACCCGAAGGCTCCATAGCCATCAGGTAGGAAGAAGTCGATAAGGGTACTAGTCTTTGGATTTGCCATTTACACTGCTCCAGACGCTGAGTACTTGTGAATGATTCCGAATTGAGGGGTACCAGAAAGAGGATTACTTATATCCACCAATTGAATCAGATTACCTCTACCATCTCTAGCATACTTGGAAACGATAATATCAGTAGAAGTAATATCCACTATTACACGGTCACCATCAACCATTCTAGTCCAGTTGGTGATAAGACTTTCTACCCCTGCACTTACCTGGTAGAGACTCTTACGTGTTACGTAGAAGAAGTTGTTCGCATCCACATATCCAAAGATTATTCCATGGGCCTTATGGGCTGTGTCTACATAATCTGTGGCAAAGGTAAGAGCCAGACGTGCTCTGGAAAGCCCTACTGGTTGAAGAATGTATTCGTAGGTAGTAGTTCCAGCCAGAGTTGGATCTACAAAAGCCATACCATAGCGAGACTTCCACAGACCTACTGTTGCTGGTGTCGCTGCCCAATATCCCGATGGAATAGTGATGTCACCTTGTCCGTTGAGATCGGAGAAGTCTGTGATAAATCTCGCAACAGAGCCACTGTATGGAGTAGTTGTTGGATATTGTATAGCGATATTTGTAAGGTTCGTACCATCACTGGCGTAGAAATTAGCATTTACTGCATACTGTAATGCACTGGTACCTGTAGCAATACTTCCAAAATAGGCACTGGCAGTGTACACAAACTCTGAAGGCTGTACGTATACCCAATTCAAATTGGAATAGTAATTTCCAGTAGGCTGGAAATTAGTATTAGGATTAGTAGCAATATAGATAATTCCGAAGAACTGAACCTCATCACCAACATTGTACTGAGTTACGTTATCCCAAGGAGCCACCTGAGGAATAGGAATTCCATCCTTGATTGTATTAGGACGGTCAGTGGTTACAAAATAGAAGGGCTTCCACACCAGGTTGTTGGTTCCAGGTGTAACCACTGTTGTAGCTGGTCCGTTTGCAGCAAGTGCCTTGTAATAATACCCATCTGTATTAAGTACATAGTTGTCTATTACATAATTGGTGGTATTGGAGTAATTGGGAGTATTGATAGGAGCAATACTGTAGAAATCAATAAATCCAGCATTGAAATTAGTAGTTTGATTATATGCAAGAGCATTGAAATTATTTATCGTGGTGTCAGTAGGATGCGGAAGACCTGTGACAACTCCTGTAAGGGTAGCCGCAACACTGTTAGGAACAGCCTGCCAAGTAGAGTACAGACCTGTTCTTGGATTCAATAGGGTAGTAGTGTCCAGTACCTGAAGTTGTACCTGCCACCATGTATTGCTTGTCCCCGCTCCTGTTGGGGCCTGAGCAGTTCCTACAGATTGCACAAGATTCTTGTAGTTGTAACCGTTGTACTGAACTAACTGATTGACAAAGTACGTAGTATTAGCATTCCAGTTGTCGTATATAGGATGTGAGAATGCGGCCTGATCTCCACTGTCCAGTAGATTGGCATTATATGTGGCGCTTGAATCCCATCCGGCTAGTTCAGCAATCAGGTTGTGAAGACTTTGAGGATCACCCTTTAGCTGATAATTGACAGCAGCATTCTTGATTCGCTGTCTGCGCTGCTGAGGAGTGGACATGTAGTCAGTATTGATACCCAACTGCTGGCCCAGCATATCCAAAGATGTAGCAGACACAACATCTGGGTTATTCAATTCGAGATAGCTGTCATAACTGTTCTTCAGGGTACTCAAACCAAATCCGAATACATTCAAATAGTTCTGCAAAGAAGGATTGTCTACAGAGGCATTACCGAATGTATCGGAGGTTGTGATCTTGTAAGGCTGAGGAGTACGGTTGTACAGCAAGCTACCATATCCAGAATTGCCCAGAGACAGTGTGGCTGCATAGCCTGCTGGATACCATGTAGGAATGTAGGATGAAGGACTCCAGAACGTGCTGCCTGCTACAGGAGTATTTCCTGTATTGACAGAAGTCATACTGGTCCAGTAATTTCCGTTGTAAAGAACCTGCTGATTAGCCAGGTAACCAGTTCCCACATTCCATGTAGGTGCCTCAATAGTGATGAACATGGCATAGTAATAGATCGTATTGGATGCCAATGCAGTATCATCGTAGGTCTTCACCATGTTTCCAGGAGTAATCTCCTGTAGTAAAACACCATCTTGTGCAGTGGAGGGATATCCGTAAGTACTGCGTACCAAATGAAGTAGCTTCCAAGAAGTTGTATTAGGTGGAGACCACTGTAGGCTTATTTCATTGTAGTTTGTCTGAGAAGCCGTAAAAGGAGTTACGCTGTAATCTGCTGGCTGAGAATACCCATAGAATTCCTGCCCGTAGATATCTACGCCATAGCCGTTACTCATGCGCTACTCCTTATAGATTGTTCGTTGTTGGTGGATCTCTGTGATAAGTAACAGACATCATAGCTGTAGCAGTTATACCTGTTGTCAAAGTATTCTGGTATGCGATCATTTCCACATTGTTGCCCTTGTTCCAAGGAAGTGTTACTGAGGCAGACTGATGATTGGATCTCTGCCATCCTTGAGGGAAGTATCCGATTTGATCCACGTACTCAGAAGTGGCACCAGCAGACAATGCCTTGATTCCAAGTGCACCTGATCTGTTGAATGCAGGTTGCTGACTGTCGGCTGGAAGATTATCAGCATGCCATCTGATATAGATATCAAAGGTGTACACACCAGATCGTGGACATACAAGAGTCGGTCCTCCTCCCCACATACCGTGAGTATCCCAAGTCTTACTGGTCCACTGAAGAGGAGTACTTGTGTTGTAGCCAATGATCTTATTACTTGCCCACACATTGACAAAAGGATTTGATACTCCTTTTCGTACAGCACTAATTCTGGCTCCCACATTGGACCAGGTATACAGAGTACCGTCAATAGTATCAGAACTAGGTGTTATTCCGAGAGTATTCTGGATAGCAGTTATCTCATCATAACTGACATTAACGTCTGCCGCCTCAACTAGTTCTGTATAGTCTTGGCGATAGGAGAACTTCTTTACAGCATTAGGGTAGATCGCTACCATGATTACTCCTTATGGTGTAGCGGATACGGTTATAACGACATTGCCTACCTGAGGCAATTCAAAACTTCTCATAAGAATATCCGCAGCCCCAGACTGTGTAGCATCACTTCTTACGAATAGAGGAATGTTTACGTACTGTACACCAGGGATATTGTACAAGGCAGAGAAGACAGAGCTTAAAGAAACTCTGCCACCAAGAACTACATTATTTGGTGCAAACAGATTCTGGATAGCCTGTGTAGCAGCAATCTGAATAGACGTTGGATTATAACGTGAACTGCAACCAATTACTACAGGAGTAGCAGTAGCACCCACATTTATAGGAACCAAAGTTGCAGGAGTAACTGTGACAACAGTTCCTGCTAGAGCATTGGCTTGCAGGAATGAAGTGACTTGGTTGATAACAGACTGTGTAGGAGCAACATTGCCCACACCAGTTATGTACACAGTGATATTAGT